CTTTAAAGAGTGGCAGCATTGGCAAGAGAATCGTTTAATTAATTTAGAAAAAGATCTAAAGAAATTAAAAGGCAAGTTCGAGAAATTAATCATCTGTAAAAATGGTCAGTTTCCCGAACTATTAAATTTTGTATTTCAAGACGAAATAGCGTATGATAGTCTAGTAATCCTAGATCATTATATTAAACTAATGGACGCTTGGAATACGAAAATTGAGGACGACTTTATATGGACAGAATTTTACAAGAAGTTCAATAAGTATAAACCGTTCTTCCTACATTATGCACCATTGAGTGATCCTTTCTTTAAAAAAGCCATCAAAGATGGTTTGACTTTACAGAAATGAACCTATATAATGATATATGATGGATAATGTGGATAATTCGATAATACTAAACATACTACGCATACGAGGTAATACAAATGGTAGATTTTAAATCACTTAAAGCTAAGTCTTCTACAGACAAATTGACCAAAGCTCTTGAGAGCATGTCTAAAGGTCAAAGCGGCGGCAATTCTAAAGACGATCGTTTATGGTCACCAGAAGTTGATAAAGCTGGCAACGGCTATGCTGTAATCCGCTTTCTAGATTCACCACAAGTTGACGGTGAAGATGGAATGCCATGGGTTCAGGTATTCAATCATGGATTCCAAGGTCCAGGCGGTTGGTTAATTGAGAATTGTTTAACTTCAATCAATCAAAAATGTCCAGTTTGTGAGCACAACAGTTCTTTATGGAACAGTGGTGTTGAAGCAAACAAAGATGTTGCTCGCAAACAAAAACGCAAGCTATCATACATCGCTAACATTTTAGTTGTTAAAGATGCAGCTCATCCAGAAAACGAAGGAAAGGTCTTCCTCTTCAAGTTCGGTAAGAAAATCTTTGATAAGATCAAAGAAAAATTAGAGCCACAATTTGAAGATGAGAAGTCAGTAAATCCTTTCAACTTCTGGCAAGGTGCAAACTTCAAGTTAAAGATTCGCAACGTTGAAGGCTATCGTAACTACGACAAGTCTGAGTTCGATGTTGTTTCACCTGTCGATGAAGATGATGATAAGATTGAGAAGATCTGGAAGTCTGAGTATTCTCTAAAAGAATTCTTAAGCTCAAAAGATTACAAGTCTTATGATGAACTTAAGACTAAGTTGGATCGAGTATTGAATCTTGCTGGAGCATCTAAGCCAAGACATGTAAATGTTGAGGAAGCTGGTGAGGAAGCAATCGTTGAACCAAGTCTTGAAGAAGACGATGACAACTTGAGCTACTTTAACAAATTAGCCTCAGAATAATTGACCAACTCATGTTGGATTCAATTGGGGGAGACGAAAGTCTCCCCTTTTTTTTATTGATCAAGCAAACTTAGTTTATTGTGCACTAAGTCAGTTTGACCCATTACTGTCGCAAGATATGAATAATCTTTTTGATATGCAAATGGTTCAGGAAGTGCTGGAGATTGCGGCTTATTTGAAGCACCAGCTTTTGCTCCTTGAGAAGCACCAGCTTTTGCTCCTTGAGCCGCTGCAGCTGTTACTGCCGCAGCCATTTTCCCAGCAAAATTGACATTATATTTTTCAGCAATATCGTAAAGTGCGCGATCGTATTCTAATCTATCTCCTTGTTTGCTGAAATCATAATTTTTATTTCTTTCCATTTCTTGTTCTTCAGCTAAAGCTGCAGGGTTTTCATTTATACCCTTATAGACCTGTTTGCGTTGTTCATCAGTTAGACTTTTTGGTCTTACATCTATAGGTGGTGGCGCAGTTTCTTTTCTTTTTTGCAAATCTTTAGAGAATGACGTATCAGAGACAGTGCCTTCTTTAAATCCTTCCCATTTTTGTTGAATTTTTAATAAACTGTCTAACTCTTTTGGTGATAAATCGTTAATTCTTTTTGAGCTATCAACACCAAGTTCATTAATGATACCACCCACATATCCAGCTGAAGCTCCACTAGTCGTACTTCCTGTTGACCACTTTCTCAATGCATCTCCAACTGAAAGATTATTATACTCGCCACCAGTTAATAATTCTTTATGTGCTTTTCTACCTGTTTCCATGTCAGGAAATACAGCAAGTTTAACCCCACCATCTCCGATGACATATCCAACTGCACCTTGTTTGATTGCAAAATCGCCATAAACAATATTTCCTGGATTATTGTTTCTCCAAGAAGCAGTTCCTCCAGTTCTAGTTTCATTGCCAATAGTAGTTGTGCCACCACTTCCACTTGGAGTTGTTGCAATTCTTTCCGCACTTTTGTTTTTGCTGCCTGGACCGTCGACATCTGTTTTAGGTGGTTCTACGCTTGGAGTTGCTGGTGCTCTAGAATCAACTGCACTTTTATGGTCAGCTTGGTATCTAGACTGAGCTCTTTGTTTAGCCCAGCTTATGAAAGAGTTTATATCTGGTGGATCAGTCGGAAATTCTTTTTTCCAAACATCATAGTAGTACATATACCATGTTCTTAATTTTTCTCTATATTCACTTGTGACATCTTGTTGAGAATCAATCCACGCATCTAACTCATTTTTTAACATTTCCCAATTCTTGTTGATGTTTTTTCTTAGATCTTCGCCTCTACCAAGATATTCTTTAGTTTGTTTTTCAATATCAGCTTCAACCTCTACAGCATCAGTTTCTCCAACTCCATATTCTGCACCAGGATCAAACATGATGTCAGTTCTTTTCTTTTGTCTAACTAATTCTTCTACTTTTTTCTTATCGCCTAATGCGGAAGCTTTAAGTATTTGTTGTTCAAGATCACCTGATTTATTTGCTTGATATGCTGCACCACCAACTGCTACAGCTGCAGTTCCAACAACTAAAGCGCCAACAGGATTCTCGACAGCAAGTGCTCCTAACCATCTAAGCCCCTTAGCTCCAGCTTGAACTAAAGAAGACCCTATGTCAGCAAGTGCCCTCATTATTGTACCAAAATTTAAAGTTAATATTCCTGTGATTATCCCTAGTGCACTTTTAAATGTGCTTCCTAAAAGATTAGAAAAAATATCAAATATACTTTCTTTTTTATCTTTACTCAATTTCTCTAAAATACTGTCTAGCTTTTTATTTAAATCTTCTAAAGCATATTTCTTTTCAGCTTCTTTTGCTTCTTTTGTTTGGTTGTCTTGTTCTTCACTTTTATTCTTTATAAACTTTACGTCTTTCGCAAGATCTACTAATTTATTTGAATTTTCTTCTTGTATTTTTTTAATTTGTGATAGAACTCCTGACGGTGACATTCTTTCACCAGTCATTTCTTGATTGTCTTTCTCTACTGTTACTCTAGGATTAATTAGCTTGTATTTTTCTTGCTGTACGTCTTTACTTTTAGAAACTCTTTCAGAATTAATATTTTTAATTATTTCTTTAATGTCTTTTCCGATTTCGTTAGAATTCTTTTCAATAGTCGATATTCCACTTGTATTCTTTTTAAGATCATTTCTAATTTCTTTTAATCCACCTTCAACCATTTTATTGAATGATGAAAATTTACCATCAGGAGTTCTGTAGGTTTCTTTTTTATCTTCTTTTTTGTTTTCTTTTTTCGGAGCTTCTTCTTTACTTTTTGCAGGTGTTCTTCTAGTGTATGTGACTCTTTCGCCAACCAATGACTTCATAATGTTGTTTCTAATCTGTTCAGCAATTTCTTTGGCGTCTTTGACGTCAATATTTGGATCTTGTTGTCTAATTGTAGAAACAAGAGATTTGATAGAAAAACCTGTAGCCGTAGCCATTTATTTACCTTCTAGTCTTTATCTGCATTTCTCTCAGTTTTGCCGCTTCTTGTTCTTCTTTAATTTTATTGGATAACATTCCAATATAAATGTCTTTTTCCCAAGGAATCATGTCATCAAAAATTCTAAAATCAATTTTATGGTGATAAAGGAGAGAGAAATTTAAACTATAATAGTCCTTTAAGCCATCATTACCAAAACTTAGATAAAAAAATCGTTGAGACCCTCCAGCACAAATTTGTGCTTAAATCCACATTTTGAACATTCTTTATCTAATTCTTTTCTAACTATCGGTATATTGTTGAAATATTTAGTTATAAGCTCATATTTTTCAGGTGGAAGCTGCACTATGAATTCTATCAATTCTTCCAATGTAGCATCTTTAGCGTAGTATACGTTTTCTTTTTCAAAAATAAAGTCAATACACATTGCTATAGATTTGAATTCTGAGTTTTCAACAGTAGGGTCGACATTTGCAATACTTTCTACTATCTCGAATGTTGGCAACTTCATTTGTATTCCGATGTCATCAGAGATCATAATTTTGTTGCTGTAATCTTGATTTGCCACTGGAACTTCTAATAGGTTAATTGAGGATTCAATAACCATTCCGCATTCTTTTTTCTCTTCTCCAGAATCAACCAAATTTTTACATTTAAAGAAAACATCGAGATTTTCTCCCATTGATCTGGCTCTGAAATTCAGAAATAGAATTTCAATGTCGACCGATGGTAGAGCATCAACGTCAATTGACTGATCTAACAAACAGTTTTTAATTATTGTTTTTGTAATTTTAATTGATTCTTTTGGATCTCTTTCTTCTACAATCTGTAGCATCAATTTCTGTTCTTTAACCAGAAATGGTCTAAACATCACTGGTTCTTTTATAGAAAGCAATTTTGCCTGATATATCGGAGTTTCAATTTTTGGCAATTTCATATAGTCACCTTATTTTATTTAATTGTCGGAGGAGGAGAAAAGTTTAGGGTAGATGGGTTGATAGCTGGAATTGATACAGAAGGAGAAACAGAACCATTTAAGCCAGCATTAGGATTAGATGATTTTCCTTCAGGAATATTAATTCCAGATCCAACTGGCAAATTCGGATTAGCATCAGTGAATCCAGTTCTCCATTTCGTATAAGCAAAAGTTACTTGGAGTTCATGTATTCTGTCTTCTTGCCAGTTTAATCCCATAGCATTTATTGAGATTGGAAATGCATCAAAAAGTTTAATTATGTAATTTGGTTGTCCAGAGTTCGTATAAGCAGTTATTGAAATATCTGTCATAGAAACAGGCTGATTGTTTTTGTCTCTTGGATAATTTAAAAGACCGCTTTGAAAATCAAGCATATAACTAAGCCAATATTCAAAATAATTCTTTTCAATCATATCACCGAAACAATAGAATGTTAGAGTGATTGGATCAAATGTTGGAAAATGTGCAACTCTTTGTGTGAATGCATTATGTCTAAATTCAATAGGATGTAGATTTACACCTGGTAATTCGGCAGTATGACATGCGAACTGTAGAGATGGTGATGTTAGCCCAACTCCAGCATAATTTTTTATACATGGAGGATTAGGTATATTGACTAAGAATTTACATGATTTTGAAAATTCTGATCTATTGTCTAGTTCGCTAAACAGTCTAGCTATGTTTGATATATTTTGGTTTGTTTGACTAGATGGAGCTTGGAAATTTGCTGATGTGTTTTGATTGTTTCCTAGAATTGCCCCCAATAATGATTGTGCTGCTCCAGCCAAAACAGGATTTCTTATATTTCTCGTAACCGAACTTTCTATGCTTCCTGTAATGTTATTGATATTTTGTTGAATAATTGTATCAGGATTAGTGATACCAACAGGATTTAAATTAATAGCCATTAGAATTGCCTTAGAGATTGACGTTGGACTTTAGTTGCTGTGTCTCCAATAAATTGTTCTGCTGGTAGGAAAATTGCAATTTCCCAATCGTCAGGTGCAACCTCAACAACTTTAGAATCTAAATGAGAATACAGATATCTTTTTAGACATGGAGCAAATTCTTTATATCTTCTTGTACCGCTTAAGATATTATAACTGATTCTCATTCTTGTTGTTTCATCAAAATTCTTATTGTTTAAAAGACCATAAAGTTTGTCTAATAAAGCTAAACGATGTTTTGATGAAATGTAATGTAAATTTAAACCAAGAAACCCATCACTGTAATTTTCAATTGGAATCACCAATGGGAAACGATCATAGTATGGAAGTACATCTTTTAATTTTGGATCATAGGAATAGAAATACATCTTTCCTACAATAATTCTTTTTGCGAATATGTTATCGGTTGCAGATAGAATACTTCTTCTGCTGGTTTGAAGAGTTCTTACGTTTCTTCTGAGCCAGTCTCGAGCTTTTTTGGTTCTGACTTGGATGTTCTCCTTCGCCAGATTATCCCTTACTTTTTCTATTAGACTTGCCATCAGGTATTTTTAACTCTCTTTCTGTAATAATTTCAAAATGCCAACCGCGATCAGCGCAAAACTCTCTGGCGGCTTTAAACTTGGCTTCATTCACTCCCCAAGTCGCGACCTCATTAATGAAGCTTCTGGTCACCTTTTTTGGCTTCACAGGCGGCTTGGTTTGTTTCTCGGGTTTAATCTCAATCACAAACCTTTTGATA